GGAATCTTAACCTGCACACCTTCAAAAGGTTTTGCATATCTTGTTTTCATAACCTTACAACCTGCACGAATACCACGTACTTCGCTAATCTTATTACCTGCTTCATCTTCTTTTAGTTTTAATTTTTTCATTGCAACTACAATAGATGATGCATAGATAAAACCTTGTCCGCCCGATATCTTATCGTCTGGGTCAAACATATCTTGCGATGCATATGTATGGTTAGTACATACAAGTCCTACGTTATGCGAACCAATCATGTTTACAGTATTACGTACTAGTGATGTAAGGGCTTTAGGCTTACGACCCATATCGCCTTTCATATCACCTTTATTAAACTGATCAACATCTGTAGGTGTAAGTAGCATACCTAAACTATCAATTACAAACAATACTTTAGGTCGTTCATCTTCTTCCATTGCTTTGTAGTCTGCCATGAAAGTTGATATTGTTTTTGCTACATCATCAATCATAGACATATTCAGCTTAAGAAGTTTACTTTCACTTGTATCAACATCAAGTGCATGTAACCATGCTTCGTCAAGTGCATTTTCAGAATCAATTAGTACAACAAATATACCTTGATCCTGTGCGGCTTTAACAATGTTACCTGCACATATGTAAGATTTGCCAGCACCAGATTCACCTGCAAATACTGTTACTTTGCCTAGCGGAACGCCTTTATGAAAATCTCCTGATACAAGATAGTTGAGTGCATAGTTACCTGTAGAAATCCAATCAGTTGGATCATTAAATCCTGCACTCATGCCTGTGATTGATTTCGTTAGTTGTGTTCTAAACTTTGTTGGATCAAATGCTTTCGCCATATGTGTATCTCTCCTTCTTAAAGTAACCCAGTGCTTTTAGAATGTTGACAGGTAAACCGTGAATCTCTATTCCGATTTCGCACTGGGCTTATTAGTTTATTGACTTTGTCTTGCTCTGATCATTGCAAGAATATCTGTAGCGTCACCACTAGCTTTAGCTTCTTCAGCTACTGGTTCTTTTACTTCTACAGTTTCAGTCGTTGCAGTTGTTGTAGTTTCATCTACTGCTTTAGGTTTTGCTTCTTCAGTCATTGAAGTAGCAGTTCCATTAGTTGAAGCAGTATTAGGATCACCAGTTCTAGCACTCATGCCAGCTGGACGAAAATATTGACTAAATTTATCTTCATCATATGGTTGTCCGTCAACTGATGCTTCGAACATCTCCTGCATTACTTTAATTTCAACTTCACTTGGTTTTTTAGGAAGGAAATCATTTAGATTAAACAATCCGTTAGTGTTTACTGCATTCATTTCTGAATCACCTAATGGACGCTCTCTACGAGCCCAATTAGATGTAGAATAGTCTGCATAACCGCCCTTAGATGTTTTGTTTAATCTAAAGTCTACACCATTAGTGTAATCTGTTGGAAGTTCTTCCATATCAGGATCCATAAGAGCCTGTTTAATGATTTGGAAGATTTGTGGACCAATTATAAAACGTCTAATTGGATTTTCAGGAGTAGTATCCTCAGTTAAAGGATTTTCTACTACAAATCCTTGGAAAAGATAAGAACGCTTTTTCCAATACTTACGACCCATATCTTCAAGACTTGGATCTTTAAACCAACCCCTAACTTCGTTAAGAATTGAACAGTTGTCTCCATACATTTCCATACAAGGAACTTGTACTTGAACAGGACGACTGTCTGTCTGTCCTTTGATTCCAGAAAATGGAAGTTTAATCATAAGACGCTCTTTCCAAAAGAACGTATTTGATTCGTCTCCATCAGGAAGGAAACGGAGTGTTGCACTCTCACCTTCTTTTATATTCCAGAATGGGTAAATTGCGTTGTCGCCGCCGCCTGTTGAATTGCCACCTGTACGTGACTCTTGCTCTTTGAGCTTTGCTCTAATTTCAGCTAATGATGCCATAATATGCCTCCTTTATAAATTGCCTTAGCTTTGTGCCTGTTTGTGTAGCACATATTATACATACTACACAATTATATAGCAGAAGTCAACCTTTTTCTGCTAAATTCTTGAATTTTTTTTATATTCCTGCTAGATGTCTGATATCTTCAAGCTCTTCTGGTGCCTGATTGTCCATTATTTCCGGATCTTTATAACCGTGAAACTCTTCAAACTTTGCATGTATAGCTTCTATGAATTGCTTGGCAGGAGCAATATACTGCTCACCGTAGTCTTTTTCAACTGCTGTTAGCACTGCTGTTTCACCTTTTGGAAACTGTCCATTTTCTCTATCATACATAGAAAGAATAAATTCTGTTACCGGAATCTTCTTGCCGTCTACATCCATTTCATCGTCATCGTTATCTTTGGCTTTTTTCAATGCCATTGTAAACTTGTTGCCTTCGTCAGTTTCACCCATTTCCATTTGTTGGTGATATTGGCTAACTGGCATCCAATGACTTCCGCTATGATCACTACTATCATGCTCACAGTGACATTTAGGATCTGCTCTATATTCAATGCAACCGCAGTCGCCACAACATCTTTGTTCATTTTCTTCTAATGCTGAATCAACTGTTTCTTCTGCCCATTCTTCGAAAGTATTAAAATCGTCATGTATTTCTTTATCATTGTCTTCTTGGCTTTCAACTGCATTATCAATATCTTCTGGTCCTATTTCTTCAACCTGTGTTTCTTCGTTAACAAGATTGTATATGTATGGAAATACATCTTTTAACTCTTCATTGAATTGTTTGATAGTAAGTTGATCAATCCAATTTTCTGCCACATCTTGAGGAACTTCTTTCTTTTCTGTTACTTCAAAATTTTCTAGCATTTCTTTGTAAGGTTTAGTTTTTTGCAAAGACTCAACAGTTTTTTTGACCGAATTTACTCTACTGTTGATTATGTCCATGTATTGTGCTAGACCTTCAGCCATTACGCCTGAACGGTTCATATAGCTTTTAAATTTTTTTAATTTGTATAGCTCTTCTGACAATCCTGTAATATGTTTACCAAAATCGTCATAAACTTTTCCGCCTTCAGCAACGTGTCTTGCCATTGCTCTTGCGCCGTTTAGATGTTTAAACGGATATTTAAATCTTTCTCCCTCTGAACTTTCTATGTAGATAGACTCAACATGTTGAGTGCGGCCACTTGCAAGTTCAGTATTTACAGCTTTGCTATGTTTTAAAGCCACCCTTGCAGTGCCTATATCCTGATAGCTAGTTCTGCTTGTTCCATACAAAGTTGATTCGGTCATTGTTTCCTCTCCGGATTTATTTTGTGCTAAAAATTTGTAGTCTCTTTTATCTAAATTACTTTTAGTTATATCCCTTGTGTCAAAGTTTAATAATCTTTTTTTAGCAAAATATCTAAGTTCTTTTAAAAAATCATACCATTTTCTTTTGGTAATAGCATCTTGACCTTCAACAAAATTATTGCTGTATAAGACACTGATGCTTTTTTCATCTAAACTTAAACTTACTTTGCCTAAAGATTTTGCACCTTCTTTAAAGTCAAAATCAAAAAATCTTGCCTCTTTTGGCTCATTAGTAACAACGCCTTCACTGTTTCCAATAGTAACGGTGGGAAAACGCCCTCTAACTTTATTAAATAATTCTTCGCTTATAACTTCAAGGTTTTTCATATAAGTATTTATCAATAGTTGGTGCTAACGAAGATAGGCATTGGTGGTGTATAATCTTCTTGTGTATCCATGCTTTTAAATGTATTATATATCCTAGGATCCCAATCTCGTAAAACATTCATTATTCTTATTACTAAAAGTAATGCAGATACTAAATCATCTGTTTCTCCTGTTTTAGCTTTGAAACTAGAACCTGTTGCTACAAATGCTTTTAGTTCAGATATCAAAGGCGCAGAAGATATCTCCATTTTATCATTCTCTATAAGTGTTTTCATCTTTGCACAAGCACTTATTTTTGTAGAATGTGTTGTGTTAAAGCCCTTTCTAAATTTTCGTACGTGCCCTTTACGGATAGGTTCGCTTACAAACATACCGGGTATATTTTCTTCGCCAAAATCATTGATTACTAATAATGCCGCTTCTCCTATACTGTTATTTTCTATACTCCAGTATATGCTGTTTGGAGTTTGTGTTCTACCTTGTATGTAATCACAAATATCTTTTAGTACTCTAACTTGTCCAGGAATAGGCGTTGTATTGTGTCGCCATTCGCCTACCTGTTTATATTCTGGTAATTCAAATACTTGTATTGCGGCGAAATCACCTCCAGTGCCCATAGCAGGATCTAATCCAACTACATATGTTGAATCTTTTTTAATATTTTTATACCATCTTGTCTGACCCATGTTCATCAGCACAGTGTTAGGTTCCATACTTGCTAAATGTATACTGCTAATAAGGGTTTCGTCAAATACTAAAAATTCACAACCATATTCTCTACGAAAACGTTCTTCTCCTATTCTGCCTATTTCAGCATCACGCCATTCATCGTCTCTATCAGGATGTTCGTCCCATGCACATGTAAAACTGTGAAAACCGTTTATACCAATATCACTCTCATTACCGTGTTCGTCAAATTTTTGTTCTGCCTGTTTCCATATAGTTGCAAACGTATCTTCATCTGAGTTAGGAGTACTTGTTATAATAGCACGACCACCTGTTGCTAGTGTAGGAGAAATAGAAGTCCAAAATTCATCTGCTATACTAGGATTAACAAATGCAAACTCGTCACAGTATAACAAGGATATTGACATACCTCTGCCAGTGTTACCAGTAGTAGTAGCACTTACAATTCTACTACCATTTTCAAACTCTATACTACCTTTGTTATAATTGACTGCTCCTGCACGTATATGGTCGGGACACATTTCATAACCGTAGCGTATCCTTTGCATAATTTCCTGTGCACCTGTGTATTTGTGTGCGGCAATTAGGATTGTTTGATCAGGATTAAACATGGCATACCATAACAAATATATAGCGGCACATGTAGTCTTACCAGTCTGTCTAGGTAACATGTTAATATTAAATCTATGATTATGGTAACTCTCTAATAGACGTTCTTGATATGTGTAAGGATCAAATAGTAATTTTCCTTGCACAGGATGTTGTATATAAGCAAAGTTTTCGCTGAAATATAGATAGCCTGTTACAGGATCCATACACTTAGATAAATCATTGATTTGGTCTTCTGTGAATGATTCGCGTTGATTTGCTTTTTTGATTAATACGCCATCTAAACTTTTACTCATGTACATATTTAACCAAAAAAATAGCGTCCGAAGACGCTATTTGGCTGAGGGGATTTCTATATGCTAATGCCGAGCTCTTGCTCTTTTTTGCTTAATTCATTATCCATTGAGTCTAAATTCCCTTTGAATATCTTATTAAACTTATCAAACATTCTTTCTAATTTTTGCATGTCTGCTTTTGGATCCATTGCTTGTATAATACCAAACAATCTGTTCTTAACTTGATCCATGTCGATGTTTTTGGATTGTTGGACATCGCCACTTTTACCACCGAATGTTCTTAATTTTTGTGTTGTTACAGGTTTATTTTGTCGCTCATCGTCTCTAGCCATTTGTTCACTACCAAACATTTTATCTGAAAAGTCATGCTTGTAAACTTTACGCCCATTGTGCATGACCGGTTTGACAGTTGACCTATCTTCTATGAGCTCACGTAAAAACATTTACTTTCCGTATGCTTGTAATAAATCGTTAGCTAACTGTTTTTTGTATTTTTCGACTTCTTCATTATGCACTGCGGGGTCTTTGACTCTTAATGCACCTTTGTCTTTTGGACGATTTAAGCCACCAGCTAGATCTTGATTTATGTAATCATCATCTTTGTATTCTTCATCTGGTGAGTTGTCCCATTCTTCATCAACATCTTCACCGCATGGTGCTCCATGATCATGTGGTTCGTCAACCATACTGATAGTTTTTGCCATAGGTGGCATCATATCAGGTGTCACAGGTTTTGCATCTTGCATACCTGCATTTCTAAGAATACTAACAAGTTCGGAAACTTCTCCTGCGTTGTCACCGCTCATTGATATATTCATAGAAGCCGCTTCGTTAACTTTAGTCATATCGTACTCCTTGCTTTCCGTTTTTGGAGACCCATCTGGATTATGAGTCTGTCCATATTTTTTATCCCATTTATCTTGTAATCTGTTTCTGCCACTTTGATTAGCTGGTCTTGGTTCTACAGGTTTAACATTTGATTTTTGATCAGCTTTGTTAGCTGTAGTGGTGTTTGCTCCCATAGCAGTATCTGCACTAGCTTGATTTGCCTGTGCTGAGCTTGTTACTCCTGGAATTTTTATTTTTTGATTTACACTAATTTTATTTGCGTTAGTAATTTCTGGATTAGCTTTTACTATTGCATCAACAGTTGTGTTATTTGCTTGTGCTATCTTTCCTAAAGTATCACCTGACTTTACAGTGTACACAGGTGTTGTTGTAGTTGCATCAGCTTTCTTCTCTGGTTTAAAACTACCATCTGGTTGTTGTCTTAAAATTGTTCCATCACTAGAAACAGTATATGCGCCTTTGTCATCTGTTTTAGCAGATGTAGGTGTAGCATCTTTTGGTGCACCTGCAAATTTATTATCTATTTTATCAAATATAAGTGTTTGGGCAGTACCCATTACTTGACCATCTGGGCCTTTGAATTCTTCCTTAGGTGATAGTTCACCTTTAATTGCTGAATATAAATCTGCACCATATTTTTTCCTATATGCATTTGCTACAGCATCATATTCTGCTTGTGAATTTATTTTTTGAAATACTTTAAAAATAGCATCTTCATCTGTACTTACAGCTCTTGAAAATTTTCCAAGTAGCCCTTCGCCCTTCATTGCAACATTTAAAGCAGTTGCTTGTTCTATTGGGTCACCAGCCAATGCTTTTGGAACAGTTTCAGCGTCTACTTCTCCCGATGCATCCGTTGACTGAGCTGTGTCTGTATTAGAAGCTACTGACTTTTTATATGTTTCTTCATCTGGTAAGTTAGGTCCACCACCTCTACCTTGATCAATTACATTACCATTTGCATCAAAGCTCTTAAAATTTCTACCTTGTCCTGATCCAGAAACAACTTTATAAACTGCTTCACCTTTTGCATCATCGGATTTTACATCTGGATCTTCTTCTGACCCAACATCGTCGACTGAAGTATCAGTAGATTTAGCTGTGTCGGAATCTGCACCCATTGCTGTTGGACCATCTTTTAATGTTCCAGGTATGTCATCATTATATGGAATGTTGTTTTTGTTTAGATAGTCAGTTATTAATGTTCCTTGTCTATCTGATACGCCAAATGATTGTTTTATATTTCTCACTAGTTTTTTAGGATCAACTCTAGGATTAATTTTGCCCACTGGATCTGCAAGAATAAAAATCATACCATCTTGTGTTTTTGTATCTATAAAAT